CGAGTTAGAGCAATTAGAAATCGAGCGCGTTAAAATCAAAACCGAGATTGCCAAACTAGATTTGATTTATCGTCAAGACCCTTGGACAAGAGCGTTCTTGGTTATCAATAGCAACGGTCATGTTCACAGTTCGATGGATTGCTCGACCTGCTTCCCAACGACTCGTTATCAATGGTTGGTTCAGTACAGCAACGACGATGAAAAAACGATTGTCGAAGATGCTGGTCAGGATGCTTGCACTATCTGTTACCCAAGCGCTCCAGCCGAGGTTTTGAATCGTCCAAGCCGAATCGTCACGGCTGACAAAATTGCAAAGGCTCAAGCAAAGGCAGAGCGCGAAGCGAAGAAGGCAGAGCGAATCGCCAAAGAAAAAGCCAATGCTCCAACAGCCAACGGTGAGGCGCTCAAGATAATCCGTTCAATCTATAACGACGGAAAGATTTCTTATGAATGGCTCAAGACAGAGAGAAGCGCTGTGAGTTACTGGTTGAACACAGAATCATGGGCGAAGGTTTCTCCACGCAAAGAGTATGAAGTAGAGAATCAAAGATTGATTGTTGCCAATCTTGCTGAGAAGCATGGCGTGTCATTTGAACATCAGTTAGAAATACTGAATAATAAGTTGAAGAAGAGGGGGGACTAAATGACAAAACCTGATTTCGCAGTAGACCCAAAAGATTACGCAAAACTTGTTGAGGCAATCGAGAGACAGAATGAGCCACTTCATCCTGACCTCGTTCCTTATTACGAAAAAGATTCTTTCGCGATGTTGCGTCATCCGTTGGTTTATCAAGTGCCATTCTTTTCAGGTGGTCAAGCCAATTATCAATATGAAGTAAAAAAGAAATTGGTTGAAGAAACGCTAGAAAAGAAAAACTATAAACAAGTCATTTGGCTCCACGAGCGTCCATATCGTTTAGAGGCTTTTGCTCAAATAGAACAGTTGCTTGATGATAAAGAGTATTGGAGTGTGCTTGGTCAGATATGGACAGACACCGAAAACGGTTGGGCGCATCTTGCTCAATGGAAAAAGTTTTTTAGGTCAGAACGAGCCTATCGAAACTATCTAATGGATTGGGATGAGCAGATGGCTTACGAAAGTTTGGCAGATACCGTCACGGTCTATCGCGGATGCCAAAAGGGATTGAACGAAAACGGAATCTCATGGACATTCAAATACGAGAAGGCTCAATGGTTCGCGACACGATTCGGCAAAGAGGGCATAGTGCTTGAAAAGCAGGTGTCGAAGCGAGACATTATCGCTGTGTTCACAGGTCGTAACGAGTTCGAGGCGGTGATTCTATGAAGTGTTACAAATGTGGTAAAGAATTCCGACTAACCATGGTCGGGGGCAGGACATATTGCTTTGAGTGTGAGGCTGATATCTCCCTTGAGCGATATGGAGTGGTTCGACAGATACGAGAGAGGAGAACGGCGTGATTAAGAGATATCTGAAAAAGCAAGGGTTGAAGTTGACGCCTAGAGGACAGGCGTTTATCGACAACATTCAAGGGATAGCGATAGCGCTCCTGATATTGGTCACATTCGCGATTGTGGGGACAATAGAGGCTCGTCCATGAGGGCACTAAGGTCTCTCTATCAAAGAGTCCGTAAAAGGCTCCTAGGGCGCTCTCAGGGCGTTTTGGGGCATCTATCCGATAGACAGTTACGAGACTTGCGACGTCGCTATAAGTTGAATTCCAAACCATAGTTTGATATACTAAGAATGTCCGAAAGGGGGACACATGACTCAGACACTTGAGCAGCCAGTCATCAAGATTGGTAAAGCACTAGCAAAGAAGATTTACAAAGAGGCTCATCAAGCGGGTCTCGCTGCGGGTGAGGCTTGCAAGCCGACACCGATGGTAGTTGGGACACCGACCACGGTTTTAGGTAACGATATCGATTACTCGAAACCAACATATTTCGTACCACAGGGAGTCTGTGGATTCGCTTGGGTGAATATCTCTCCAGCGCGAGGAGCGTTCGTGAATTACCTAAAGTCCATTAACGCTGGACACAAAGGTTATTACGGCGGTTACGAAGTATGGGTGAGAGAATTCGGTCAATCGTATGAACAGAAGATTGCGTATGCTCACGCCTTCGCGGGAGTGTGCCAAGCCTACGGAATCAATGCTTACGGGTCGGGGAGATTAGACTGATTCGATAGATTCAAGGAAAGCCCCATGATTATTTCGTGGGGTTTTTCTCTAGTAAGATAAAATTTCAATCTCGATAACTCTGAATCGAGGTTGAATCGTGTCGCCATCCCTTCCGGCGACATGGATAGGCGCTCACCCCTTTCGAGCGCCTAGGTTCGGTGGAGTTGATGCTTGGAGCGCGTCCGTCCTCTCTTGCGCTCTTTGAGCGCCTCCACCGAATCACAAAATTATCTGCTACCTTATTTACCAAGGTTCGCAAAACACCTTAGCCCCAAAAGTGAAGTCAGTCCGATACTGACAACATGAAAGCGCGAAAGCCATTCGTGCGTAGATTGTTCGCTCCGACAAGTGGAGGAATATGCGACTTTATGAAAAACTCTATAAACCTATTCCGTTAACAGTACTTTTCCTCGGAATAGTTTTCTTTAATCCGCTACATATCCCACCTGATTACGATGCTAAAGCAGATGAAGTAGCCGTAGTTATTGAGCCAGTTCCCGTCGAGCGTTCGCCCGAGGGAGCCAAAAAGTATGCTCGAGATATCTTGTATCTTTTTGATTGGGATAACAAAACACAGTGGGGATGCCTAGAATCCCTATGGACTAAAGAATCCAATTGGAGACCCGATGCCTACAATCGCCAATCTGTCATGCAGAATGGTGAGAAGTTAAATGCTGGCGGTATCCCACAGATTCTTGGTCTTGACCCTGATATCAAAGTTGAAAATCAGGTAATGCGTGGATTGGTCTATATCGAAAGTCGTTACGGTTCGCCATGCTCTGCGTGGCGCTTCTGGTTAGCGAATTTTTGGTACTAGGCTCCATCCATGGATGATGAGTCAAAACCTTCGATAGTTGACGATGCGCTCGCCGAAATCGGGCGCATCGCCTTTCAAGACCCTGCAATTTGTACAGGATGGGTTCTCGTTGCAGAATGGTTTGGAGGGCAAAAGGATTATTGGACATTAGTTCTTGCCGATAATGAAAATCCTGATTGGCGTCATCAAGGATTGTTGCATCATGCACTCGATACATGGGGAAGGGAAGAAGTAGATGTCAGAGATAATGACACAAAATGATAGAGAAGAATTACTTAAACAATTATTGAAAGAGCGATTCGGAGATACGACACGCCAAGAGCAATATCCGCAATTAGAGTCTAAACCCGAGTAGTATTTCTTTTTATGCAAGTACCAGAGTTCGTGGCGATAGCGCCTTGCGCTGATGCTGACCCATGGCTCTTTGACCAAAACCAAGTTGACTTAGCGTTACCGGGTTTGGATTACTGTCGCTACTGCCCTTTTTGGTCTGAGTGCGACGAATGGGTACAACCTAAATCTCACCACTATGACGGAGTTGTTGCTGGCAGGGTATGGAAAAACGGAAGAGTTTTGGCTAGGCTAGATGAATCTTCCCCGAATCGTCTAATCATAGGAGAGGCTGATGAGCAATCAGAAAATAACGATGCCTTGGAATTTCGAGGGAGCGAATTGTTGGGGGATTGAAACTGATTTCTTTTTTCCTGAGAAGAATGGAACAACTGAAGAAAACAGATTAGCAAAGAAAATCTGTGGCACTTGCAGGTGGAGTAAAGAATGTCTGACCTATGCTCTACATTATCGCGTTACTGGAATATGGGCTGGTACCAATTCCAAAGACAGAGACAAACTAAGAAAACAACTAAATATCATCGCTAAACCTATAACTAATGAAAGGTATGTCTCATGACAACAATCTGCATCACTGGAAATCTCGCCGCTGACCCAGAGTTGAAATTCACTCCTCAAGGTAAAGCCGTTGCGTCATTTACCGTAATCTCATCTAAGTCGACTAAGAAGCCTGATGGCACTTGGGAATCAACCGACGTAACACCATGGACAATTAAGTGCTGGAATCGTCTCGCTGAGAATGTCGCTGAATCTCTCGGCAAGGGCATGAGTGTGGTCATCCAAGGAACGGCTACATGGCAATCTTGGGAGGATAAGAATTCAGGCGAGAAGCGCGGTCGCATGGAAGTTACCGCCTATTCAGTCGGAGTCGACCTAAAGCGTCATATCGCAAAGGTGGTCAATCTAAGCCGTGGCGAAGGTGGAGACCACATAATCGATGACTTCAAGCCTTCAGCATGGGACACAGCCAAAGCGGTTGACGTTCCAGAGTCGTTCCCTTTCTAACCCGTGTTGTATCATAGGGGTTGAAAATCCTCCCGAAAGGAGACGTCATGGCGTGGACAGATTACTTTGTGGCTGAATTGCCCAATGCTAAAACTGTCGTATCACCTAACGGTCAACCTTACGTTTCGATGCGAATTGAACCAACAAGTTACATTGAAATTTATTTGACCAGCGGTGAAGATAAGTTGCCTTTCCAGATTGTTTATCGCTCATTTGACTCTATAGGTGGAATCCTTGAAGAGCGTGAGTATGGACAGGCGGGCACAAAAGACATTGCCAAGAAGATTGCGCTAGAGACAGCCAACCTTCGTTTGAATTCTCATGAATTTATACTTGATGGAGAATAAAGAGACAAATTTCTCATAAAGTATAATCTTCGACATGAGCGATGACTTTGCCGAGTGCGGAGTCAATGTTTCTATGTTGAATGCCTTTGCCGTTCAGACCCATGAGTTGTTCACTGAATTGACCAACGCTGGATTCAATGAAGAGCAAGCGCTCAAGATAGTCGTTGGACTAGCGACAAAAGATTAGGACGAGGTGTAATGGCAAGACCCGATTTGAATGAACTAGGAAGTACGGGCTTACGCCGTTCTGGTGGCACAGTCTATGAAGAATTTCTTTCGAGTCTGCGTGGTATTCGTGGAGCGCGTGTTTATCGCGAGATGGCAGATAACGACCCAACAATCGGGTCAATGTTGTTTGCAATTGAAAAAGTTATTACTCGTCTTGAATGGCGTGTAGACCCATATTCAGATGATTCAGCAGATGGAGATATTTCTCCAGAGGATAAAGAAGTAGCAGCATTCGTCGAATCATGTTTACATGACATGAGCGATTCATGGGACCAAACACTTTCACAAATTCTTTCAATGCTTGTATTCGGTTATTCGTATCACGAAATTGTTTACAAGATTCGCGGTGGAGATAACAAAGACCCAAAGCGTAAATCTAAATTTGATGATGGCAAAGTAGGTTGGCGCAAACTTCCAATTCGTTCACAAGAAACTTTGTTCCGTTGGGAAATTGACGATGATGGCGGAATCCAAGCCATGATTCAAGTTGACCCATCGCAGGGCGGGATACATACAATTCCAATCGAGAAGGCTTTGTTGTTCCGTACAACAACGCAAAAGAATAACCCTGAAGGTCGTTCGCTATTGCGTAACGCTTACCGTCCATGGTTCTTCAAGCGCCGCATCGAAGAGATTGAAGCAATTGGTATTGAGCGCGACTTGGCTGGTCTACCAGTTGCATTTATCCCACCTGAGTATCTATCAAGTTCTGCGACCCCTGACCAACAAACAGTTCTCAATGCGATTACCACAATTGTTCAAAACGTAAAGCGTAATGAGCAAGAGGGCGTAATTTTCCCGACAATGTATGACGAGCAAGGTCACAAGATGTTCGACCTTCAATTACTCTCATCAGGTGGCTCACGCCAGTTCGATACAGACAAGATTATTCAACGCTATGACCAGAGAATCTCGATGTCGATTCTGTCAGACTTCATTCTTCTTGGGCATGACCGAGTTGGCTCGTATGCTCTCGGTGGTACAAAGATGGATTTATGGTCAATGGCTGTAGATTCAATCGCTAAGAATATTGCTGAGGTTGTCAATCAATATGCGATTCCACGTCTATTAAAACTTAATGGCATGGATGTTTCTCGTGCACCGTTTCTAACTTATGGCGAAGTAAGCCATGTCGACCTCACTGAGATTTCTGACTTTATTATGAAATTGGCACAGGCTGGCATTCTTGCTCCTGACCCCAAGTTGGAAGATTACTTGCGCGACCTTGCTGGACTTCCACCTGCCGAGCACGATGGACAAAATTTCGGAATGCCCGCAATGCCTGACGGAATGCCTCCAGTGCCGACAACAGATTTAGAGCCGGGCGAAAATCCGCAACAGTTGGAGATTGCCGATGGAACGGAACCGCTTGATGGCGACTTGGAGTAATCCATGCCATTCAATGTTTCCAAAGCCAAGCGTCGAGACCCACTAAACGCTCAAGAGTTAGCCTTAGCGCAGAATCTTTATCGAGCAATTCGTAGTGCCAATAGCAAGATTGGCATTGAAGAATTATCTCGAATCATTGCTACTCTCGACCCTGATAAGTTGAATCGCCTTCTTGATGCGATAACAATTACAGGAGATAGAAAACGAATTGAAGATTCATTACTAAACGCTATTGACATTGGCGGAAATAATGCAATTAAGGAACTTCAAAAGATTACACCACGTCTTGCCTACCCTAATTTCAAACCAACACAAGTCAAGGTTGATAACAAGAAACCATTGAAAGAGTTGCCCTTCACAAAGA